TGAGTGTGTTGTATATCTGTTGTACCTTGTATTTTATTTCGCTACCACTGTTGATCTGCTTTAGTCTTTTTAACCAGTCTACCAATTGAATGATTTCAGTTTTTGTTCCACTTTGATTAGTTCTGCCGACAGTCAATGGTCTTCCTCTTTTACTTGCAAAGCCATAGTTCCATAGAGTTTCTATTTGTATATACCTATTTTTGATTCGTTCAAATTTGTTGTCCTTGAATTGAAAAAATCCTTGTTCACTTGGTAGCACTGCATTACTTTCGTAATTTAGATTAAGTTCTAAACATTCAACACCTTGATCACTTACTTCACTTCTCCAAGTGCTACGACTCCAGTGATTGTCGCTAGTATCAAAACTTTTTAACTGTTTTTCAGTCATTATTTCATCTGCAACGACAGCTTCATTGCCCATGAACTGTATGGTTTTTGGTGTAATTAATACAGTAGGTATGAACAGTGCTTGAGCACGCCAAAGTATTTCTTTTTGATTCTGAACACTGTGTTCTTGAGCACTTTTTTGTGCTGTAAACTGTTGCAGTTGCAAACCTGCACGTTCTTCTTCGAAGTTTCTATAGTACCTGCCGTTTTTAAGTCTATGAGTAACCTTGGTGTACAGACTTATATCTTTTGTTTCAAGATGCATGATAAATCCTTTTTATGTTTATTATAACAACAAAGTTCTTTATTGTCAACAAAAGTTATTGTTCAGCCATTGTTCTAGATCACCAGTGAGATTGGCCATCATTGCTTCTTGTGAACCAAAAAAGCTCAAACGTTTTTGTCCGTAGTAATATGGAAATTGGAGTTTACGATCTAGTCCAAGTATGATACGTTTGTTTTTACGTGCAAAGTTTTCTGGAAGCACAAAATCCCAGTACTCAAATTTGAGGTCTTTGACTATTTTGAAACCTGTACTGGTAAGACGCATGCCGCCATTTTCTCTGGTGTTGTACCACCATGAGTGTAGTGCAGTTTTATAGTCAATCGCACGTTCTGTACTTCCGTCGTAGTGCAATGCCATAAAGGTTCGAGTAAGTTCTTCTTTCTTACTTCGCATCAGGATATACTTGTTCGCCTTTTGATAGCAATACTACACTAAATTTTTCACATTTGAATTGTGCATTTAGTTTTTTTGCTAGACTTATTGCATGTCCTGGATTTGAGAAACTTACTTTTTTGTACTTGGGTCCAGGATACTGTACCAGCATGTTAGATGTCTTTAGGTTAATGGGCGAGCCTTCAAAATACACTGCCCAAATGCCATCACTAGCAAGAATCTGTTCTGTTTTGTAAGTCGCTTTGTCAGTAACTTCTACTAATATTGTTGGTTTTGGTCTACTCATTTCATTATCTCCACAGTTATTTACCATAAACTGCGTAGATAATATGGTTAAGTACTCAGTTAATTACCAAGTTCCGCCATCAACTTCGATAGTATCGAGGTCTACTTCTTTTTTCGCTGAGGAGAGTGCGTCTATGTCTAGGAGTAATTTTGTAATATCTCCATGCAGATTCTTTGCATCCTGCATTGACCAAACAAAATCCTTTGCACCAGTTTGATCACACTGTGCAACTCTGTCAATAAACTTTCTAATGTAGAGTCCGCTCATTTATAGACAAAACCGTCTGGTTCTCTGGCAGGACCCATGTAACCATAACGTTCTAACAAGATAAGTTTTGGACAAAAGTGCATTTTTACTTTTTTTCCAATTTTTATCTTGTAATAACCGGCAGCATACCAACTGCGTGATTTCTTTTCTTTGGTGTATACTGGTAAACGTGTGTGTATGTTGTACACACCATTGAATGGTTTGCAATCTGTAGGGAAACCATTTACTTGATTTTCAGGATGTTTGATACGTTCACGATCATCTTCAAATGAAATCTTTGTAATATCACGTAAACTTTTTATAGTTTTAAAACGAGCATTACCTTGCTGAGTTGTAACAAAGTATCCGTTGTTGTCTTTTTCAACAGATCCAATTTTTTTCTCATTTTGTTTTAAGACCCAGAACTTTCCATTTACAATAGGTCTTGCAATTGTTTCACTCATTACTTTAACACTCCTTGGTATGTTTGATTCAACCAACGACCATACTGTTCGGCATTTTCGCTTAGTCGATTCAAATCGTATTTACCACAAAATTTAAGGAACTTAGAACCAACTTGCCCTACATCCTTGTTTGTGATTTGTTCACAGATAAAATCGTCAAGTCTTTGTTTAATTTCTTCAGGTTGTGCAGTTAGATCAATTAGCTGTCTATTTCTATTGTAGTCATCTAACACTCTGTGTTCTTTGCCTTCATGATCCGTCCAACGTTGTAGCATCATGTTGTTCCATGCATAGCCTTTGCTGGATCTATCTTCAAATGCTTCTATTAGTCCAACTTTGTTTTTAGTACCTTTTTTACGTACACCAGGAAATGCACTAAACACATTGTCACTGCTATCACCTCTCATGCACTTTTCAAACAACAACCATTCAGGGTTAGGAACTTCTTTAGGTTCCTTAGTCTTTTTATCTATTACTGGCTTGCCTTTGGCGTCAAAGATACCTTCTACAGTGATCAATTGATCTGTAATACCATTGAACTGACTTACATTGTTTGCCAACAGTTGATAAAAGTCACTGTCTGAACTGATAATTACATGCTCATCTCTAGGATGTAGATGTATCCAACGTGCTATAAGATCATCAGCTTCTGCATCGCCATCACGTAGTACACTACAATTGGTTTTTTCACGTAGGTATTGATTGAAGTCATCAAATGTATCCCAGAACAGTTTTTCTTCTTCTTGTTCACGTTCTGTTAGTGCGGCTCTTGCTTCTGAGCGATTGGCTTTGTATGGCTTGTAGTAATCTTTACGCCAACTACGACCTTCTAAACAAAACACCACATGATCAGCATCAAACTTTTTTGCTACTTTGTTGATGGCAGCCATGCTTATGTGCAGTGCATATCCAACTTTCTCCCATGGATCACTTGCACGAAATGCAACGTGTCTAGCACGGAAAAACATGTTAGCAGTGTCAATCAATAGATACTTCATATCATACCTTTTGTTAATAATACACGTATTGTAACACTAAACAATCTTGTTGTCAACTATATATTTTGTTAGATATTGTGCCCATGCTCTGTGTCCATCTGGACCATAGTGATAGCTGGTTGGACTTACAGTTTCGCATTTTTGTGATATAACTGCATCATACGTACGGTTTGGATCATAAGGACCAATATAACTTGTGTCCCAATCTTTTTGTATTTCTATTTTGCTAAAGTCATTGTTACCGTTGAAGAAAATGTGTTTTGCACCAAGAGATTCTAGTTCTTGATGAAAGTTCCATATTTCTTCATGTGCATCTCTGGTTTTTTGTGTCCAGTTGATATTGCTTACATATTCTTTGTATTGGTCTTGGTGACTAGGAGGAACATGATCAGTACCACTTGCATTTATTTGATATAGCACACCGTCAATCAACCATTCTTCACGTTCCCATGTGCTCCATTGTATAATATATAATGTCCTATAGATATCTTTTTCTTGGTGCTTGATCCAGTTTCTTGTGGTTCTGATTATTCTTGCGTTCGAGCTTGCACTTTCAGCCTCGCACTTGAAACCACAGTTGAGCCGATTACTTAAAAGTTTCCCCCAGGAAACTGCAAGGTTATCAGGATGAGGTACACGACCCATCATCCAGTACTGCTGGTCATCTTCTGCAAAAGCATGGTTGTTTACACACTCTGCGGCGGCAGTATGTGAGTCTCCGTTAGTGTATAAGATCATTTTTTTCTATATGGTCAATTAATAAATTTGCCCATTCTTGATGAGCCTCTTGTGGGAAATGATACCATTTATCATGCTCGTGCTTTTTATTTGTCATATACCAGACGTAACTTTTATCACTTTCATAAGGTCCAATATAATTATTTTTCCAATCATATTGCATGTCTTTCTCTACCCCTTGAAAATCATACATGCAGTTGAAAAATAAATGTGGTATACTACACGAGTCAAGTAGTCTATGCAGTCTGTGTATTTGTTCGTGTACCAAACAACTTTTCTTCACGAGTGTATCATAGTCTTGTTGTTCAGCCCAACTATTGTACCTTGATAGTAATTGTTTAGGTAAGTGTTTGTACCATCCAACCATTATATTATAATATTGATTTTCGTGTAACCACTCTTCACGTTCCCAGGTACCCCAACCAATGAGCACCAGACGTGGTTTGTTTTTTAATAGATAATTTTGTGTAGTACGGATTATACGTGTTGCACTTGATGCACCTTCGCTTTCATTTACTAAATCTAGGTTAAAATGTTTAGCAACAAGAGTAACAAATGATTCACCAGTAGCACCATCTTTCATTGCACCAAGACTATGGCTATCGCCGTTAGCATAAAGAAGCATTATTTTACTTCTGTGAAACCGTTGCCAAGATCTCTAGTTTGTGTATAACGTACATCTGGATCAGCTTGTGCTTGCTCGTATGTTTCTAGTGCAACGTTTCTACAAACATTCTGAAACCATCTATCTACTATTACATGTTCTTCTTCATTTGGTTTCTGCTGATAGCCAGCACGAACAAGATTTGCAATAAATTTTTCGTTCCAGTCTAGTTCAAATGCACCATTGTTTATATCTTCTGGATCAACATCCATGCTTAGTATAGACACATATGGTTCACCGTTAGCAGTTGCAATTTCTTTTGCTGTTTTTTTCGTACGAGAAACTTTATTGCCTTCATGGACTCCTTTTTTAGTTGCTTTCTTTTTACCAAACAATCTTTCAAACATTACACTCTCCCTTGTTGTTTAAGTATATCAGTTACCTTTGACAAAACTTCATTGTAATTTTCTGGCTTTGCTGTAGGTTTAAAATCGCTTTCGTTCAATAAATTTAAGATATCTTCGTAATATAATTGTACACTATACGAGCTTTCTTTTATACCAT